GTAGAACAAGCGAGCCGTTATATAGACCTCATTCGGGTAAAATCGAATGAGGCTTTACTGTTTTTATCACTTGGTAAAGATTCGCTTGTTCTGCTTGATTTAGTCTATCCGAAGTTTGACCGGATTGTTTGCGTGTTTATGTACTTTGTCAAGAATTTGGAGCATATAAACCGTTGGATAAACTGGACTAAAGCCAAGTATCCGAAGATAGAGTTTGTTCAAGTACCACATTGGAACCTCACTTATATTCTCCGTGGCGGTATGTATTGTGTGCCAAATCCAAAAGTAAAGCTATTGAAGTTGGCAGATGTGGTAAAGGCTATGCAGCTTACTCATGGAGTTTATTATACATTCTTGGGCATGAAAAAAGCTGATGGTATGAATCGTAGGCTTATGTTGAAAGGGTATGAGGTAAACGGTTACGAGAATAACGGTATGGTTTATCCTTTGGCTGATTGGACACAAAAGGATATTCTTGCTTATATGAGGCAGCACAATTTACCCGAACCAGTTCGATATTCATTGAAAGCCAGTTCGGGAGTAGGTTTCAATCTTGATTGTATGCTTTGGATGGAGAAGAATTACCCGCAGGATTTACAGAGAATTTACAAAGTTTTCCCAATGGCTGAAAGAGTGCTTTGGGAGTATCATAATCAACAAAATTAATAGGAGGAATGCCGAGTTAGAAGAAAATCTATTGCACAAATATTTTCACAAAGGGATAGAATATTGGATTCTATAGGAAGAATGGCAACCAATGAACGTGCTCAGAATAGAATATATAGAGTGCGTGGAGCGGCTACAAGATATTCTAAAAATATTGAAAAAATAACTGGAAATGTTCCCGGAATAGCCTTTAAACGATTTACGAATAGGCAATACATGGGTCTAAGCAACGGCTAATATGGAATTATCAAAATACATAAAGAGTGAATCGGTGGAACTTAATCGTTCTGCCATTCACTTTGCGGATTATAATCCCCGAAAACTATCTGATGAATCACGTAAGACACTGAAACGTGGTATCAAGAAATTCGGATTGGTAGGTGGAATAGTTGTGAATAAGCGTACCGGGCTTACCGTAGTCAGCGGGCACCAGCGTTTATCTGTCATGGACGAATTGCAAAAGTTTCCCGATAACGACTACCGTATTCGTGTCGATGTCATAGACGTGGACGAGCAGCAGGAAAAGGAGTTAAACATTCTAATGAACAACCCTAATGCACAAGGTACATGGGATTTTGACGCTCTTGCCCGTATTGTTCCTGATATTGACTGGAAAGATGCAGGTCTGACCGATGCAGACTTGAATATGATTGGTGTCGACTATCTTTTGCAGACCGAAGAGGAAAACTCTATTGCGGATGCTTTGTCTGATATGATGGTCCCAGTTTCCGAACAGAAAGAAGCCGATAAAGCCGCCAAGCAGTTGGAACGTGCCGAAAAGGTTGCCCACATGAAAGAGGTCAAGCATCAGGTGAAAGAAAACGCACAGAAGCAAGCCGAGAACATGGATGCCTATGTGGTGTTGTCCTTTGATACCTATGAAGCTAAAGCCGCATTCTGCGAAAGGTTCGGTTATGACCCTGATATGAAGTTCATAAAGGGAGAAGTATTTGATGAACAAATAGAAAGGATTGATTAATTATTGGGAGGAAAGCTGAGTTAGAAAGAAAACATATAGCCAGTTATATCAGCAGTCCAGACGAATAATGTACAACGCTGGAAGACAATACGGGTTAGGTTCTGCAAGACAAAGAAACATAAGGGATAGAACGAAATCCATAATGGGAAGATATGCTGAGAAAATAGATAGCTATTTCTCAAAAAGAGGAGTTGATGTCTATGGAAACAAGCCAATTTCTCGCCGTGTCTATATGGGTAACAATAACGGTTAAAATTATGAGCAATAGTGAATCTCAAAATAGAAAAGGTAAAGGAGGAAGAAAGCCTAAGTTTGATTATACAAGCGAGGAATTTCTTTCTCTCGTGGAATCGTATGCCAAAAAGGGATTCACTGACAAGGAAATTGCTTATGCCATAGGGATTTTGCCTCAAACATTCTGCGAAAAGAAAAGTGAGTACACCGAAATATCCGAAGTCTTAGCGCGTGGGCGCGCGACAATCAATGCCACTGTAAGGGCTAAATTCCTTGCAATGGCTCTCGGTGGCATAAAAACCAAAAGCACCGTGGTAAGAAAGCTCCGTGATTCAGAAGGGAATTTGACGGGCGAAGATGAATTACAAGTAAGCGAAAGCGAGTTGGCTCCTAATTTGCAAGCAATGTCCGTTTGGCTGTACCACCATGATGAAGATTGGAGAAAGATTGAGCGCAAACAAGATGAAGACGCTGATATTCCAACAGACATAGAGCATGGCATTAACATTGATTCTTGGATTAAAGACAAGCTGAAATGATAGTACCTCAAGAAATTTACCATCCATTATACGAGGATAAGGAAAAATTTATAATTCTTATTACCGGTGGGCGTGGTTCGGGAAAGTCTTTCAATGCTTCTACCTTTATTGAGCGGTTGACTTTTGAAATGACTCCCGTAGAGAAAATAGTTCATCAGATTCTTTACACCCGTTACACGATGGTTTCTGCCGGTATGTCTATCATCCCCGAAATGATGGAGAAGATAGATTTGGACGGTACCACGAAATATTTCAAGACCACAAAGACGGACATAGTCAATAAGATGACTAAGAGCCGTATCATGTTTCGGGGTATCAAGACTTCTTCCGGAAACCAGACAGCAAAACTGAAATCCATTCAAGGCATTACGACTTTTGTCTGCGATGAAGCGGAAGAGTGGACAAGCGAAGATGAGTTCGACAAGATAATGCTCTCCATTCGCAAGAAGGGTATTCAGAACCGGATTATCATTATAATGAACCCATGTGATTCCAATCACTTCATCTACAAGAAATACATTGAGAAAACTCACAAGCTTGTAGAGATTGACGGAGTGCAGGTGCAAGTCTCTACTCATCCGAATGTACTTCATATCCATACTACGTATTTTGATAACTTGGAGAATCTTTCACCGGAGTTCTTGAAAGAAGTGGAGGATATGAAAGCGAACAATCCTGAAAAGTACGCTCATGTCGTTATTGGTCGTTGGGCTGACGTGGCAGAGGGTGCGGTTTTTAAGAAGTGGGGTATTGTGAAAGAATTCCCCCAATGGGCGAAGAAAGTAGCTATCGGGCAAGACTTCGGGTACACAACAGACGTTTCAGCAGCCGTGAAGTGTGGTATCGTAGATAATGCCTTGTATGTTGATGAACTATGTTATCAATCAGGAATGCTCACAAATGCGCTTGCTGACAAGGTACGTCCTTATGGTTTGAAAGTGTTTGCAGAATCCGCTGATCCTCGACTTGTGGACGAAATCAAACTTCGTGGCGTGAATATTTATGGCGTAGATAAGTCGGGGCCATCAATCAAGGCAGGAATAGATAAAATTCTCTCTATGGATTTGTATGTAACGGAACGTTCTTACAATCTTATGAAAGAATTAAGAACCTACGTATGGGATAAGGACAAAGATGGAAATTATATCAATGAGCCAGTAGATAAAGATAATCACCTTATGGATGCAATAAGGTACTATGTTTTGGGTTGCTTGCTTGGCAAAATTCTAAAACCGAAAGATTTAACTGGAATATTCACACACTAAAAATATAGATTATGCCATTAACGCTTGAAGAAATATTAGCATTGCCTGACATCGGGCAGAAAATAAGCTACTTAAAGAAAGGTAGAAAGACCGAACTTCCCGACCGTTGTAAACTTTGGGACGACTGGAATCCCGAACGCCATGAAATCATAGTTGACAAGGAGAAGTACCCGGATAGAAAAGTTCTTGAAAAGGAAGCGGAAAAGGTTTTCGATGAAAAAACTGGTAAGACTTATGAAATCGAAGCAAAGTATAAGACTGAACCGGTGAACCGTATTTCCATTCCATTGGAACAAGATATAGTGAATATTCAAACTGCTTTCACGGTCGGCACAGAACCGTCTATGGATTGCATTCCGACTGATGATGATGAAAAGAAGCTGCTGGATGCGGTAAAGGCTGTATTTAAATCCAACAAAATCAAATACCAAAACAAGAAGATTGTCCGTGCCTGGCTCTCCGAACAAGAAGCGGCAGAATATTGGTATGTTACCGATGATGATTCGTTTTGGGCAAAGTTTTGGAAGAAAATAAAGACTTCTTTCGGTGGCAAGGTCAAGCCCACCAAGAAACTGAAAAGCGTGTTATGGTCTCCATT